TTCATTTTCTAAGAGTGTATTTTGCAATTCCAAATATACTGGAATATACTGAAATTCATTATTTTTTTGTTCAAAAATTGAAAGTATTCTATCGATATCATTACTGGTAATGTATTCGGATTTTTTTACTGATAAAATAGGTTTTAAAGATTTATCGATTAAAGATCCAATACTATAATATTCGTTTTTGATTCTATTCAAATCCTTATCTCTCCAAATTGACGATCTTTCTTTCACATATGGGATCTCCCATAATTGTGGATATTTATTAGCATATAATTTCCATTTTGAACTATTTCCAAATAATGTCTCTGCTATTTGAGTTATCGTCTTGTCAGCAGTTTCGGCATAATTAAATACATTTAATAATCTTTCTTGACCAATAGGAATTTCTTTCCCCACTGTATTTATTAATCCTAATCGAAGAATATTCCAGAATATTAAATAAATCCTTTCCTTCCATAATTCCTGATTAAATGTTCCCAAATAAAAGGATATCTGCTTAATAATTTCTTCTCTGTTATTTGCAACTTTTGCCGAACTTGGTGCAAGTAATTTAAAAACATTTACTAAATCGTCATATTTTAAACAGGTATCGAAAGTTTTTGCTTCTTCAATATCAATTTTATCATCTGGTTTTTGATATAAAACGCAATTTTCTCGATAAGCAGGACCATAAAACAATTTGTTAGAATCCTTAATAGATATTATTATGGTCGAATCCCAAAAATCCTTATCATATATTCTAAGATTCGAAATATATCTAGATAATAATACATTTGCGATATTTGGATCTTTTAGATTTAATTTTCTATTTGAAGAATCATGAATTCTAATCGTAAAAACTCCAAATCCATCATCAGATAATTCTACTGAATAAACTTGAATCATTTTATCATATGAATTCCAACCAGCTAAAATTCTTTTTGGATAATCAATTTCATCATTAATAACATAACGATGAGAAATCATATGTGAATACTCCAAAGTATTTTGTGGAATAGGTTCACCACGATTATAAGATGTATTTTGCAGATTTCGAAAAACAGCCATAGGGTCTACTGCAAGATTTTGTAAAGGTAAAAGAGTTTCATCTGTTAATATTTTATCAGAAGGAAGATTACTTTTTTTCACTATTAATTGTTTTCTAGTTTCTATTGCTGGTGATAATGGAGGTGAAATAATAGGCTGAACTGTTTTTAGAGTCAAAGGTTTAGTAGGTGGTGGATAAATATTAAGTTGTGAAACTATTATTGGAGTAGTAATTCCAAAAGGAACATTTGGAGGTTTAGGTTGTTGGATTCGAGTACGAATTGGAGGTATAATTATCAAAGGTATTATTGCTGTTGAAGGAATATCAGGTTGTGGAATTGAAGGTATATTTGTCAGAGGAACTACTGATGTGGAAGGAGTAATAGGTTGTTGAAGTGGAATTGAAGGTATATTTACCAAAGGTGTTGAAGGAACCGTTGGTAAAATATCAGATTGTTGAACTGGAGTAGAAAATATATTTTGTGTTTTTTCGACTTTTGGTGAAACATCAATAGATTGCAGAGGTGTTATTAAACTAGATTTTTCTAAACCCTGTAAAGTGATAATTTTTTCTAGATCTATTGGTCTTGATATATAATTTCTACCCGAAGAAACATAATTAAATGGAGCATTTAGATTTATATCTTTTTCAACAAAATTTGCAATATCAGATATTTCTAAAGGAAATTTTGAAGAATCAAATAAAACTTCTATCATTAAACTAAAGTTTATCATTACGTTTACTTTTCCCGGATAGCTATCAAATTTATCATAAAAATATGTATTTATGCTTTGTATAACTTTTTCTACATTAACATTTTTTGCACTTGCAGAATACAAAGTAAGATTTGTATTAGCATTTGGATCTATATCTGAAACGGTTTGAAAATATGTGGGAATTCCTAGTTTTCCTTTTCTCGTATCATATGAAAATACGAGATCCATGTTAAAAATAAATCCTACTATTATAATATATTCAATTTATTTGATATTTTAATTATAACATACTTTGCAAGTTGAAATTATATTCATGTATGTTATTAATGAATGTTCTCTTGGCCAATCAAAGGGATTATATATATAATTATCTGGAGATTTAGCATTATAGGTGCATGTAATCGTCCCATTATTTAAAGGTTCACATAATAATATCAATGTTTCAACATGAACATACCCAAGAAAATCATTAAAAGGAAGTCTTGGAATAATATCTTTACTATTCTGAATCCGATTAGAATATATTCCCAATCGTGAAAATCCATATGAAAATTGTTCATCACCAACTCTAGGTGATGCAAAAGAATAGATAATTACTTTTATATTAGGATAAATATTTTTTATTGCAGCACCAGCCAAAGTAGCAACAGCTCCTCCTAAACTATGACTAGATAACCATACTTCTTTCGTTGAATTATTAATTCTATGTAAAATATAATTTTGAACTCCTATCCAGGAATCATAAAATCCTTTCGATACTTGACCTCCAGTTGGTGGAAAAGGTATTAGGCCAATATCTAGATCATCTAGAATAGTTTCGGGAAGATTAATTGCTTGAGTTCCAGTGAATGCGATCAATATTTTATCTGGAATTTCAATATTTGCAATTAATCCTGTTATTTCGGTATTATTGTCATAGAATTGTAAAACATCTGTGAGGTTTAACTCTGAAAAGTTTAACCATTTAAACATCGTCTCGGAATCGAAAAATGCAAAATAAGCTGCATAAGCAACGTCCGCTAATCTAAGTGCAGTATCCGTAGTATATTTTTTAGTAAGTGGTTTCGGTAGAATATTTTTATTCATTATCAATGATTGACGTGAAGAATTTACATCCCTTACTAATGTTAAAGGTAACACAACTAGAAGAATTATCGAAATAATCAATAAAGCAATTAAAACATAAAGAACGATTAGAATTTTGTTATTATTTTTTACAATTTGACTTTCCATTATTTTATTTCTCGGTCCTATAAAAGATCAATATTATTCGATCCATAATTACAATCCGATACTAATTGAACGAAACTAATTGAAGGTGAAATAGAAAATTGATCCATATGTCTGATATAAATAAAACAATGTTTATCCTCTACTTCATAAGTCGCATATTTTTTCTAATGCTAATTCTCTTGTTGAAAAAAACCCCTAATATTTCAGTGATTATGACTGCTATAAACATATCTAATCTTTAATAATATAATATCTGATCATTAAATTCTCTTACAGATTCAATAATTAAAAACTGTATTAGAGTAAATAATAATATCATATAGTAGATAAAAAAATGGATTTACGTTTTGCTATTCTAAATGCTAGCAACTATAAATAAGATATTTTGGAAATTCAATATATATCCTTTTCAAGAGGAGAGAATTACTTAAACAAAAAATTTTCGGATCTTTATCCATTATATCGGAAAAAAAATCCCTCCAACTATCAAAGGAGATTTGGTAGTAAAAGAAATATCTTTTTAGAGATTTGCATCTACATTAGAAATTCTTTCTACTCGGATAAATCTCATTGAAAGACTTTTTATTTCAAATATTCCTTCACAAATTGATTTTTATACGTTACTAGAGAATATATTTTAAGATGAAATTCTAGTAAGAAAAATCATATATATATAGATTAATCATTTTGTAGAAATAAATCTATATTTCTACAACTAATTTTTGCAAATATATTTATAAAATTTTCTATTATGTATCAGTAGTTATCAAAATTTTTAAATCTCGCAAATGTCCAAATCTCCCATTATTCCAGGAAGTTTTCATGCAACTGTATCAGTAACCAATGGAGGTTCATTATTATTGTGGAGGAATTTAAATTCTATTTATCCTAGATTTGTATTCCAATATGATGCAAATGGAGATATTGTTGCAATTAAATATGATGAAACTGATGGAAACGAATTAGAAAGATTTGTAGTTGGAAATATAGGTGAACTTCCTCTAAACAGTACAGTCATTTCGAGAGTAGATGGTTGTAGAAATATTATTTCATTTTATAATGAATCGATGCAAAAATTAGGCCAATTTGAAGATGATGAAGTTTTATTTTTGAATTATATTCAAGCTTCTACTTACGAAAATTCCGAAAATTCCATTTCGTATGTTTTATTGCCGTCTTCTCTGGTTTGCAGTTCTGTGTCTAGCGGATCTCCAAATCTACTTTCGTTAACAGAAGGAGAACCTATTCCATGGTGGATGTAAGATGATTTAAATTTTTAATAATTTTCAAATAGCTGGCTTTTGGTCGCCGTAGCTGCATTGATGGTATTAATGGTTATTATTTTTGGTAACGATTTAATTTATTTTACAATCTAGGTGCATTAGCAGGTGCTGCTGCAGGAAAAAAGAGACAAGTTACAGAAACTATAATTACTGAATAAACAAATTATTTCATTATCTGTTTCCTTCTTTTTTAGAAGTTCGGTTATTGGTTTATAAGTCATCATATTTGAACCAACTTTGATCTTCTTTTTTTGGAAAATAAATTCAATCTTTTTTTTAGACCATATATCTGCCCAATTTTTTAATAATCTTTTTTTTTCTTCCATTTCTTTTGCAGAAAGCCTTTTACATTCCATAAATTCCAATTGTTTTTCAGGATGACATGCATAATGTTTTTCATAATATCCAGATCTAAAATACCAAATTGTATTTTTAATATCCTCCCAACTATAAAACTTCTTATTATTTTTCCATAAATACATTTTTGAATCTTGTATCATTTCTGGAAAACAATGAAAATCTGCAGCTTCAGATAAAATATCATCTCCTTCTAATTCCAATGGTTTATATTCTGAAAAAAACTTTTTATAATTCAATATCCATTCTGTTTTTCTCCCACCTCTGGAATACCAGATATCTGCAAATGAACTCAATATATATATATCTCCATCCATTCCTCCATATGATGCTCGAATAATTAAAGATGCAATTTCGAGTTTAAAAGGATGATTTTCTATTCCTTGCAAATATAGAGGATTAGGATAATCTCTTCGACGAATAAAAAAATCTCTCAGAGAAGATCTTGCATGAGAATATGTAATCATTTCTAAAAAAGTAATACATTTGGTATCCATCCTTTACTATATGCAGCCATTACCCAAACTACTGTAGCTAAATCTTCATTTACAATCGAATCTTCTACAATAATAATAGGCAATCTCCTTATAAATTCATTGAAATCGAGCACATTTTACAGCTAAATCTGGTTTCATTCTACGAACAGCTTTCTGCAAACAACTTTTTACTAAAGGAATTGCAGATGTTTCTCCTTGATTTATACTT